CCACGCTCCATCTGGCGGCAACATCGGCTTATCGAAACGAAACTGCTTCGGCTTGGCGAAAGGCGAGATACTGGTTGAGGTTGACGCAGACGACGAACTAACCCCCGACTGCCTAGAGGAATTAGCCCTAGCGTTCGCTGACCCCGAGGTTGGGTTCGTCTGGTCAGACTGCTGCGAACTGCTCCCAGACGGCAACTCGGGCCGCTACCCCGAAGGCTGGGCGTTCGGCTACGGCTCCGACTATTGGGACGACCAGCACGGTGTCTGGGCGATGCGGGTCCCCATGAACCGCACCACCCTGTCCCACATCGTCTCAGTCCCCAACCACGTTCGGGCATGGAGAGCCTCCACCTACCACGCCATCGGAGGCCACAACACCAGCCTGCCCGTAGCAGACGACTACGAGTTGATTGTCCGAACAGCCCTCGCAACCCGATGCCACCACATCCCCAAAATGCTGTACAAACAACACATCGGCTCTGGCACAGCGCAACGCACCCGGAACCAGTTGATACAAGACCTTGTGCCGCAAATACACGCCCGATACGCCGATCAGCTTGATGTTCGATGGGGAACACTCGCTGAAAACGGCGTCTCGCTCTACTAGGCTGGCAACGTGAACAAAGGCGAGCTGCGCACCGAGATCAAGAACCGTCTGGCAATTCCCTCGTCTGGCGACGGCCTAATTACCGACACTGTTGTCGACCAGTCTATTGAGGACGCGTTGAACGTCATGACCAGCACCCGCGACTGGCCGTGGCTCATGAAGACCGTGCAGTTGGCTTTCCCCGCCAACCTTGGCGTCGCCGAGCTGCCCGACGACTTCATCCGCGCCAAAGAGCTGGTCATCAACGACGAGTGCGTCACCTACGTCGACCTGAACCAGTTCCTCTACACCGACTCCGCGGGCTACCCCTACGTTTGGACCATCGTTGCCGACCAATGCCGCATCTACCCCGTCGGGTCGACCATGATCCTCGGCACCCTCTACTACTACCGCGCCGAGCCTGCGCTGACCACCGACGCCTCGGTGCCCCTAATGCCCGCGTTCCTGCACCCCTGGATCGTCGCCTACGGCGCGTATCTCTGCGCCCTGCGCCGACAGGACGAGGGCCGCGGCCAGGTGTACCTGAACCAGTCAAACGACCTGCTGAACCGTATGCGCGACGACGTGCGCCGCAAGACCGGTAGGCGCATCCAGACGGCCCGCCGCACCTCCTACGTTAACTGGCAGTAATGGCCACCCGCGTCGTTGAATGGGACGACTTCACCGGCGGCTACTACGTCGGCCCGTCAGCCACCAAGCAGCCTCGCAACACCTTTACGGGCAACAACGTGACCGTCGCGATGGACGACGCAACCCTCATCCCCATGTACGACCCCGTAGTGGCCAATCTGACCGGCACCGACGTGACCTCTGGGGTCATATTTAACGGTGGGTGGACCTCCGTGGGGCCGCCAGCCCAGCTCAACGGCCTGATCGCGTTCGTTGCCAAAACCTCGTCGGACGCCTACCTGTACGTGGTCACCGCGGCCAACGTAGTTGTACGCCACACTATTGCCGTCAGCGGCTCAAGCACGCTCGTCGCGTTCCTTTGCCTGCGTCCCGTTATGGTCATCGGCGACCCGAAGAACGACTACGTTGACATCTTTATCCCCGGCGACTACCGACAGATCCACAAATACAAGCTTGACAATGCTGGCGCGAACATTGCGGGTTCCCCGACGACCATCTCGTTGTCAAGTCTGATGATCGCGACGGGCGACGACCGCCTCTACGGGCTGGTTGTCTGGGGTGCTCGCATGATCGGCTGGTCAAACACCAGCTACCTGTACTTTTCAAACGCCGACACATTTGGGACATGGGCCGCCACGAACTACATCGTGGTGGGCTACAACGAAGACCGCATTTCTGTCTGCGTCCCGCGCAACTATGATTTACTGGTTGGCAAGCCGTCTGGCTGGTACGTTGTCTCTGGCGTTTTGAACTATTCCGCGGCCGTTCGTCAGATTAACAACGGCATGGGCATCCTTGTCTCCGACGGTGTGGCCGAATACAACAACCAGGTGGTCTACAACACTGATACCGGCACCCTCGGCTTCCCTGTGAACCTGTATACCGTCAACGGGGCTCGAGTTCAGCCTATGGTGTTCCAACGGTTTGCTGGCAACATCCAGAACATTAACCTTGCCAAAGGCCCCCTCGGCGTTTTGCAAGTCACGTTTACCAACGACGACGACACTGACGTCAACGGTCAGCTTTTCTACCTAAACCAACAGGGTCGCTGGGCCCGCGTCACGATTGACAACGGCACTTCAGCGACTACAGGCGACACCGTCTTCTACTACCCGACAGCGGTCACCCAAGCCCGCACCGCTTACTGGTCCGACCCGTCAATGCGGATTATGGAGCACAACCTCACTGACAAAAAGGTTGCCATTCAGACCGTCAAAATACCGACGTTTGAACCTGGCACCGACGCGGCTGGCAATCCGCAGACCGCGACTTTGGTTCTTGCCGACTACATGAGCCAGGTGCCAATTACCGTCACCGATGTTTACGTCGAGGTCGAATTGGCCCAACTTTATGGGGCGTACGCCTACACCAGCGACGCAAGCATTTCCTGCCGAATTATTATGAAGTACCCACCAGCAGACCTCGCGTTTTCTGTTGGCAACGTCTTGTCAACCCTGATGAACGCAGGCAACTACGCCGCATCAACAATCCCAGGCACAGGCACGCGCTTCATGGGCCGCGTGTTTCGTTTTCGCCCAGACAACCCCGGCTACGGCTACGGCTTTGAGGTGCAAGTCAACTTTGCGGGCATGAAGGTGCGCCGCGTCATGGCGGTGCTTAAGGAGTCAATGTGACTGAGCGTTTTAACGCCGGTGCCGAGCAGACCATTTATGGTACGTCGGGCATAGGGCCTGCAGAAACCCCGTCAAGCCTGACAGCCCTCGGCGTTGGCCAAGGTTCAGGCCAGTCAGCCGACGCCCAGGAACGCAACAGAATGATTAACTTTGAGTTCCCTATTCGTTGGGACGACATCTCGGCCAACCTCGGGCGACTTAACGAGAAGAAGCCACTCGAAGATCTTGTTGACGATCTGACGATCCGCGACCGCGACCTTGAAGACTTCCTCAACACCAACATCGTCAACGGCATTGTCGCAGGCTCTAACGTCAGCATTAATCGCGCATCTGGCGTAGTGACTATTTCAACATCGGTGCCTACAGGCCCGCAAGGCCCGCAAGGCCCGCAAGGCCCGCAAGGTGCGCAAGGCCCGCAAGGCTCGCAAGGTGCGCAGGGCGCACAAGGCCCTCAGGGTCCTCAGGGGCATCAAGGCCCGACCGGTCCTCAGGGTGCTACTGGTGCATCTGGTACGTCCGGTTGGACCTTCGGGTCAACTGTTGTTACGTTAAATGCTTTCGGCATTCAGTTATTTGCTCACGGGATGGGTTCTACGCCTTCAACGGTTGTGGTTTGCAATGGGGACACTGCAGCTGCCAACGCAATGATTGGCGTGCGAACTTGGGACTCGGCCAACATTTATGTTCAATCGACAGTAGCGTCCATAACCGTTCGGGTTAATTGGATTGCAATACCGTGACCCCTAGAAACGTGCCCCCAGTTGTGTCACGATGGCAACATGGTTCTCCCAACAGGTGCGCTGTCCGGCGTTATGATCGGTACGAGGTCAGCAGCAAGGAGGAAAAAGAATGAAACTAACACCAGCCAATAAGGCCATGATCGCCTCATACGCACGGTCCGTGGTGGGCGCGGGCGTCGCCTCGTTCATCGCCTCGGGCCAAGACTGGAAAGCCGCTCTCAACGCTTTGTGGGCCGCCGCGCTCCCAGTCCTTATGCGCTACCTTAACCCAAAGGACGCCGCTTTTGGCAAGGGCGCAAATGGCGACGGGTAAGCAGCCCCTCTCCCGCCGCCTCCGACTCGCTGTTGGTAAAAACAAGGGAATCCCAGCCGCCGCGCTGGTCATCCCCGACGGGTTCAAGAAGTACAAGAACAGCGGGCTTCCCGAGCACTTCCTCGTCAAAACCCCTATCGGCGGTCTGTTGTGGAAGGAATGCAACAGGTACTTTGAGAACCTTGTCGAGGCCGCTAAGGCGGAGAAAATTGAGTTTGTTAACCTCGGTGCCTACCGGTCACCCAAAGAAGTCGAGACGTTGTTTCTCCAGCGGTACTCTAAGGATGACGAAGGCCGCAAGCCGCAAATTACCCGCACTTGGCAGGGCGCGACTTGGTACCTAAAGCGGGGTATGGCCCCATCCGCAAGCCCCGACCGGGGCAGCCCCCACCAGTGGGGGGTCGCCATTGACATTGGCTCCAAGACCAAGGACGGAACCAAGCCGCTGACCGAAAGGGCATTAAAGTGGCTGTGCAAGAACGCACCGACCTACGGGTTTACCTTGCAGAGCCTACCGTTCCTCGACAACGGCCAACCTAACCCGGAACACGAATGGTGGCACTGGCAGTGGAGCGCACCCCAATGAGCGAAGCATTTGCAGGTATTGTTGTGGCCGCCATCGGCGGTCCTGTAATGTGGCTCCTGTATCGCTTGGATAAGCGAAACACGCACCAGCACGGCCAGTCAATGGCCATTATCCAAGAGGTTAAATCGGACGTGAAAGACGTGAAGGGCGACATGATTGACGTCAAAGCTGACGTTCGCGACCTCAAGTCTGACGTTCGTCGCATAGATTCTGCCGTAAAACCCAAGGGTGTTCGCAAGAAAAAGTCTGCGTGATGTCACTTTCTACTGAATACCTAAAGACGCTCAAAGAGTTGGCAAAGGCCAAATATGAGGCCGACGTGGGTGTTATTGAGGGTGACTTTCGGCGCAAGGCCGGTGGCAAAATCACCGGCACCGGCGCACAGGCACTCTACAAGTCCCCCGAGCAAATTAAAGCTGAGGGCGGTGAGCCAGAGTACGGCGAGCTTGACATTGCCTACGAGCGCAAACGCCAGGGCCTCGAAAGCGGCCTCGAGTCGCGAGGTATACTGCGATCCGGCCAGGCCGCCACGGCGCGCGGCCGCATGGCCTCTGACTACCAGCAGTCGATTTTGGACTACTACAACGCGATGACTTCCAAGAAGGGTGCGCTTGGCGCGCAGTATGCGTTTAACGTAGCAGACCTCGAAGCCAAGTATGGCAACCAAACCCAGCGAGTTGCAGCCCCCGATAGCCCCAAGGTTACTGACGAAACCAAAACAAAAGACAGCTTACCTTCGTCGCCTTATCCATCTAGCAGCGACAAACCTGCGTCAGAAATGACCCCAGAAGAAAGTTTTGCGTTTATTGGGCTTGGCCAACCAGCTAACAAGCAGGCCGCAACTGGTGTATCTGCTCAACCATTACCGCAACCACCTCTTGATGCTGCCAAAGCTGCTGCATCAGCCGCATACATGGCGTTAGGGCAAGCCCCAAATAAGGGCGCAGCAGCACCGCCAAAGCCGCCTACTGCGCCAGCCCCGCAAAAGCCCATGCCGCCCAAGCCTGCTGCCTCAGCAAAGCCCGCGGCACCCGCACCCGTTAAGAAGCCCGCGAAAGTAAAGTTGCGCTAATGGTTGCATATAACGTCAGCCGTATTGCACGCGGCGCACAGTCTACGATGAAGGATTACGGTTCCGAGGCCGATGCAATTCGCTCTGGCTTAAACCCAATGCTTCGCGACATCGAGGTCCAGTCTGGCATGGTGTCGGGGGCGAACGTGCTGCCCAACCGGCTGTTCACCAACGCCCCGCAGGCCACGGCAATGGCCACCTACTACGACGCTCTGGCTAACAAGTTGCCGGCGTATGTCAACGCCCGCCGCGCCTACGACACTGCCGAGAAGAAGAAGGCGACATCCAGCACTGGCACCGGCACAGGCACTGGCATGATGACCGACCCTGAGTACAGCCCGATTGCTGGCCTGCCACCGATTGCCGAGTACCTGCCCGGCGTTCCCAATGTCGGCAAGGCTCGCACGCAAGCCTTGTACCAGAAGTTGTCACGGGCATTACTCGCCCAAAGCCGAGGCAAGCAGCCGGTGGCAAGAAAGATCCAGACACCTGGGAGAATGATCCCGCAATGATTGCTCGTACGAAAGACAAGCTCGTCGAGGCCGCCACCGGCGTTCCTGCGCCTGCGCCAACACCGGCCACCGCGAGCCCGATGGGTATGGCAATGGCAGGCAAGGTGTCACCGCGCAAGGGCTTCGAGGACTTTCTCACAACCACTGGCCTCATCACGCCAGGGTTGAGTAACCAGGGCCTTTCTAGTAAGGGCCGCTACTCCGGGTTTAACACCTCGACCGAGCTTGAGCGTGCGATTATCGGCGAGGCCTTGATGGCCAACGAGGAGGCCAACCGCTGGGCCTCCGACCTGAAGGCTCTGGCAACGGCTCGTGCAGGCCAAGCCCGCCAAGCACAGGGTCAAGAGTGGCAGATGCGCGCACCCAAGGCTTACGAGCCGCAGATGGGCCCGATGTCGCCGCAGGCCATGCAGAAGGAGGAGGCTGCGCGCCTCGGCACCTTGTACAAGGGGTTGTCGGAAGCCCAGCAACTTTCCAGCGAGTTTGCCCCGTTCTACGGTGAACTGGCGCAGAGCCGCCAAACCGCAGAAGATGTTGAGAACATCCCGGCCAGCCAATACGCCCGCGCCTTGGCGACCCGCAAGTACGGTATGAACCCTGCGCTCGCGGCAGGCACGTTCGGCACCGACTTTGACATCGAGGTTGCGCAGGATCTCCGCGACCAGTACTACTACGAGACAGGCCAGGGTCTGGGTTACCAAGACTACGTGTCACGCCTTGCGCGCGAACAGTCTCAGGCCGACCGCGAAGACCAGGCCTTCCGTCAGTCCATCGCCGACGCTGTCAAGTCCCAAAACCCGTACGCGCTGTACGACGCAATGGAATACAGCCAAGAGGCCCGCGATCTGTACTACAACCAGTTTGTTTCCGACCAACTTGGCATGGACGCGGCGCGCTTGTTCCGTGCCGCGCAGGTCACGCCAGAGCAGGGCTACGCGCTCACGCAACAACGAGTGCAGATTAGCGAAGACGGCGCGACCGCAAACTTTGCAGAACTTGCCGACCAAGCGGCCGCACAAATTGCCAACGACGACGAGGCTCGTGCATTCGCAACGGCAAACCAGTTGATCTTCAGTGAAGACGAGGACACGCGAATGCTTGGCCGATTACTAGCGACCTACGTCGACAACTTGGTTCGCGCCGCAGGCAAGACCGGCCGCGGGCTCTACCAATACCAGCAGGCATCTGACATACTTGGCCCCTAATGGCAAAGTATGAGCCGCCGGTAACAACGTCCGGCCCGCGTGGAGGCACGCTGCGTCCGCCGACCCCCAGCGGTCGGCCAAAGCCGCTTGCACTGAACCGCCCTAAGCCACCGCCGCCTGGGACGCAGCCGATGCTGGCCCCATTGTCGCCTGTCGTTGTTTCTGCTGAAAAGAAAAACAAAGCCGACGAAGAACTGACTTGGTCGGACGTAACCAGCGCGGTCAAAAAGACTCCATCCGTGATGGGTGAACTAGCCGTGGCTGCTCCAGGCGCAATGCTTGGCTTGGCCGCAGGGCTGATGGAAGGCCCAATGGAGATCGACAAAGACTCGTCGGTTATCGAACGCGCAGCAAATAGGCTTTTGCCGTTTATCGGTGTCAGTAAGACCGCGGTCGAGCTCGGTAGGAGCATTATCAATACTCCCGACACCATCAAACTCGCTTCGCAGGCCCTGAAGGCTGGGGAGTCGCCACTACCCTACGTGCTTGAAGTTATTGGCAACGTTGCTATCGTCGCTGGCGGAAGTGGTCTGGCCCTTAAGGGAGCAGCAGCCGGTGCTAAGAGTGCAACAGTCAAGGCCGCTGCCGAGGCAGGCGCGCGACAAGCATTTCGTGCCGCCCGTGCAGCCGATATTATTTCCGATGCACCAATCACGTTGCCTGCATACGGCATTGGCAAAGGTGTCAACCTCAGTGGCCGCATGGGTCGCTCTCACGCCAATAACTTGCGAGCAAAAGCTGCAACGACTGAGGCGCAAAACCCTCAAAATCCTAAGGTCCAGACGCTGCGCACCACGGCTGACAAGCTCGATGACTTCTTTGGCAAAGAAGTGTTTGTCAGCGGCGTCGCTCGCACGATTACCCGCAAAGCGCAAAACCGCTTCACGAACCGCGCAATGCGCCGCACCAACTCGGTCGTCGACGCACTGTCCCGCACGTTGCCGAAGATCGCCAACGAGCCGTTGTACCGCGACGACATCAACCCTGCAACCGGCGAGGCGTATGGCCCACTTAGCGCGGTCGAACAGCAGGCAGTCATCGCCACGCTCAACGGTCGCGCCCGTCTCATCAACGAGGTTGCAGCGCGCTTGGGCAAGACCCCCGGCGAAGTAGCACTGCTCGGCCGCTATGACTACGCACCGATGTCCAGCCTCACGCCAGAAGGTGCGCAACTCGCGGTCGACTTCCTCAACATGAACGTCGACGATGTCACCGGCCAGCGTCTGGCCAACGCGGCGGAACGACTCAGCCGCGAACTTGAGGCCAATTCGCAACTAGCACGGGAAGGTTATGGCCGACAGAACCCATTAGCCCGGATGTACGACATTCCGCTGCCTGAGCCGCGACGGTTTGCTGCACGCCTGCGCGAAACAGGCGCGACAGACGCCCTGATCCTCGCCGACGAGATCGACCAACTGGTGGCGCAGGGTTACTTTGACGAATTGCTTGCCGGTGACTTCCAAACCCCGAACGCGCAAGACGCACTGAACTTGTTGCAGACATACCTAGAGCGTTCTCCTGTCCGTGTTGCGCTCGACCCGTCTATCTACCCACCCAAAGAGCGCAACAACATTGCCTTCTACGGTCGCATCCGCGAAGCCTTGCGCGCACAGGCCGCGGCAACCGCTGGCGGAACACCCCCTGGCCCTGGCTACCCCGGCGGCCGCCCGACGCCGATGGACGAAGGTGCCGCAGTCGGGATCCCGCCCGAGGCCTTCTACGACAGCATCAACGCCCCTGGCGCGTTTAGCCGTATGCCCGAGCGTTACCTGCGCAACAGCATTAAGCAGCTTGAACGTCTGCGCGGCCGTGCGCGCCAAATCGGCGAGAAGATCGTGCAGATCGAACTGTCGATCCGCAACCTCGAGTTCAAGGTCATCAAGGCCACCTTGCGTATCGAGTCGCTGGAGGGTTACTACACCGATACCGACGGCAACCGCGTGCTACCGGACGAAGACGGCACGTACCCTGCCGACGCGACGTTTAACCCTGGCCTGATTGCTCGACTGATCGCAAAGCGTGACGCGGCCGCTGCCGAACTGGCCCGTATGCGCGCAGAGCAGGCGCAGACCACAGTCATTGACGGGAAGGTCCACACCGTTGAGCAGGTCGAGCAGATGGTGGTCGAGGCCGACGAGGGCGTCGCCGCTGTTGAGGCCGCCATCGAAGAACTTGAAGCCGAGGTCGACGCAACAACGTCGGAGATGGACGAGATGGAGAAGGCTCAGGCCGACGCAGCCAACTCGCTAGAAGACATGGGCGAAGACGCTGACGCCATTGTCGCCGCCGCTACCGCTGACGCTGACTCGATCCCTGGCGACCCCGAAGCCTTCCTGACGTCCGACAATGGCACGGCCGCATTGGAGTCGGCCCGCGCCGATGTCGCTGCTGCCCGCACCGCCCGCGAAGCCGCCCGCATTGCCGAACTTGAAGCCCGCGCCAAGATTGTCGACCTTGAGACGCGGTACCGCGCACAGGAGGCCGAAGCGCAAGCCAGTATAGCCGAGCAGGAACGCAAGGCGATGGGGGAAGCCGCCCCGCCAACCCCTGAGCAGGTGCTCGAAGTTCTCAACAGGTTGGCAGATCAAGGAGCCATCCCGACCAAAATTGTCAAGGCTGTTGAAAAAGCGTACGACACGACATTTGTTGAACCAAAACCCGGGTCGAGTGCCAAAGCGGTTGACAAGGTCGTGTTCTCATCCAAAACAGGCGGCCTTGGCGACCAAAATCGCGGCGCAATGGTCAATGCCGTAGATGGCGACCTTTGGTACACCGACGGTTACGTAGCGGTCATTGTTGAGCCCACTAGCAAGTTCGGTCAAAAGCTCGCGGAGCTTGGCAATCAGCCAGGTCGGTATCGAACCAAGGCAATGGGCCGTTCGGCGGCAGATATGCAGCGCGCACAAATGTCGGGTGCTGGCGCAGACGCGCCCAATATTCAGCAACTGGTTGATCGAGCACGGCCAGATGCTGGCTTGCCGCCCGCAACGGTGGTCGGTGTCGACCTGCCGACCAGCGGGCCTGTTGTCATCCTGCAAAACGCCGACGGCGCAACGATTGCCATAGATGTTGACAATCTCAACAAGGTCTACGAAGCTGGGGACACGCTGCATTTTAGCGACCCGAAGCAGCCCGTCATTGTCGTTCGCAACGGCAAGATCGTCGCACTTGTCATGCCGATACGCGGCGAGTACGCGCCCATTACTCCCGATGCGATCTATCAAAAGCTGCGTGAAGGTCAGTTCGGTTCAATAGGCGCAGCCGCCGCAGAACTCGATGCAATTCAGTTAGCCAATGCAACACGGCCACGCCTCAAGAAGCCCAAGACCCCCGGCATCACACCCGATGACCTCGACGCGGCAACCGCCGAGTGGAACAACACACAGGAAGCGTTGCGCGTCGCCGACCAGGCAATGCGTGCGGCCGAGGGCCAGTTGTATGCCGTCGAGAACGCGGCCCCAGCTGGGCGACTGACCCCTCCTGTAACTCAAGGAGAGGTGTTCGGCGAGCAGCCCACCGGCCTGCGCTTGTCGCAGCTGGAAGCCACAGCCCTTGCCGCAGAAGGTCGCGCTGCCGAGGCCGCCGCCGATATCAACGTGGCCCGTGGCGAAGATGGTGACGTCAAGGCCGCTATTGTTGAGTACGACGCGGCCGCAGCCGAAGCACAGGCTGCGCGTGCTGCCGCAGATGCTGAAGCGCGCCTGGCCCCGCCAGCCGAACCCATTGCGATCACTTCGACCCGCGACGCTATTCGTCGGGCGTCGAGCCGCACAACGAAGCTTGCTGAACAGCAGGTGGCCGCCGACCGTCGCCTGCGCCAAGCAACACAAGCCAGGCGCGACCTGAAGAAGACAGGGGCTGACGCAGAAGCATTGCGTCTCGCTGAAGAAGAAGTTGCCGCGGCTCGACTTGCGGCCGACGACGTGCGCAAGCAACGCAATGCGGTGCGCGACGAGGCGGTGGCAGAGGCTGTTGACGGTGCTAATGACTCAACATTCGCTGCCATTGAGCGTGCCAAGCCTGTCGACCCACAAGACCCACTAGGGGTTGCGTACTACGAAGGTGCGGCACAAATTGCACTAGACGAACGACGCAACGCAGTCGAGGCCGTTACCGAGGCATACAACAAACTAGAAGAAGCGGTAAACGATTACGCAAAGGCCATTGCGCAAGGGGCTGCACCTGCTGGCGCGCGCGCAACACAACTGAAGCGCAGTATCACAATGGCCGAGGAAATGGTCGAGCGGGCTGTGACTCAAGTCCGGGAACAGAATGTTGTGTTCGGCACCAACCTCGCCGCTATCGCAGACCTTCAAGGCACGCCGCGAGCAGCCCTTGTCGCCGAGTTGCGCACAAGCCTTGATGCCCGTCTGGCTGCACCCCCGCCGCCGGAAGTCATCTCGACGTCGGCGGCGACTGAGGCCGACTGGCAGAAGCAGAGCGACGGAACCTTCACGATCAACACGGGCTCGCGCCGGTACGCCGCACTCAAGGTCGACATCACCCCGCCTGGGGCCAAGAAGAAGCGCACAACCTGGGCCTTGAAGCGTTACGGCAGCGACGGGGAGATCATCGAGGGCGCAACCCAAGTGTTCCCGAACTTCAAGGCCGCCCGCGATTACGTCCAGAAGCAGATCGAGGCTGACGGCCTCGACACGGGCCAACGTTTCACCTACCGCCCTGGCCGCGAACTGGGTGCTGGCCCTGGCATCGAGGTGCCCGTCGAACTGCTCGCCGCCGAACAGCGTCTTGAGCGCGCTGAGTCTGCTGTCGGCTCGGCCCAGCAGCGTCTCCAGAATCTGCGTACACAGATCGAGAAGAACAGTGCGCGCATTGACAAGTTGCGCGTCAACGAGGCCGCGCAGCGCGCCAAGCTCGCACCGATTACCAGCGCGGCGATCCGCACCGAAGCCCGCCTCGCCCCAGAGATCTACACACAGCCTGAAATGCGCCTGCTGGCAGGCCAGACCCGTGGCGCGCCGATGGTCGGCCAAGCCCTCACCGAGACGGGCGCGCCTGTTCTGCCTGGCGAAGACTTGCCCGCAATGCTGCGGCCGACCGAGTTCACCCGTCGTGTCGTTGACGACCAGATCCGTGAAGTCAACGCCGAAGAAGCCTCCCGTGGCGTTCCGGTTGAACAGCGCAGCCGCGAAGTGAAGGTTGTTGAAAAGGCGGCAAACGAAGCGTTGCTGCGTATGCGCCAGTCTTTGCCGCCCGCACTCCCTGGCCGCATCGCGCTGAGTGTTCCGCGGGAAGTGGGCGACACCTTTATCGGTTCGCAGTATGTGCCCGCTGGTCGCCGCCCTGGCCGTTCGGCCGGTGGCCGCCGCACTATCGAGCAGGGTCTGACGGGCGAACGTGGCCTGCGTTCAGAACGTCGTCGCACCGGTGAGGTCGAAGAAATCTTCGACATTCTTGAACTAAGCAACGTGCTCATCGCCGAGCGTCGACAGATGGAGTTGAACGAGGCGTACCGCACCCTGCTCAATTCGCAATTGGCTCTGAGCCCAGAAGAACTACTTGGCGAGGACACCATCGCCGCGTTCGAGACAGAGGCCTACGAGCGGGCATGGCGTAAAATCGATGGTGGATGGGCTGCATACGCCCCTGGTGTAAAAAACCGTGACGCAGTGTTTGAGCGGTCGCGTCGGGAAATACTTGGCAGCCTTATTGACGAGGAGATGGCCAAGCGAGGCTTCGTAACACTGCCGCGTCAAGGCGACATGCTCAGCCCCGTGGCGGACATTGACATTGACGAGACAACCAAGTACATCCCGACGTACGCAAAAGAGCGCATTGCGCAGAAAACGCGGCCACCGGCGAATTTGGCTGTCGAAATCTATCTCACCAGCACAAGCCGCCTGACTGGCGCGTTTAAGAACCTGACTTTGCCGTTGTCGGTTATATGGCAAATCGGTGACCTTGTCACCATTATTTGGGCGGCCGCAGTGACTGGTGTGTCGCCGAGCAAGATGGCCAACTACATGGCCCAGATGTTGGTCGAGAACTACGGCGGCGGCCTTGACGCACCTCGCAAGCGCGACATCGTGCGCAACATCTTCAAGGACCCGCAAGACCGCGTCGTTGGCAAGACCGCTGACCTCCTTGCCGCCTCGGGCATCCAAGACACGGGCCTGCGCATCGAGGAGTCGCGTATCCTGCGCGGCCAAGACCCCGGCGCAGAGCTCCAGACCATCCCGCAGCGTCTGCTTAACCGCTTCACCCCAGACCTCCCGCGCCCGACGTTGCAAGGTGGCCGCTTGGGCGTCACCCGCGGCAACATAGGCAACGTCTTCCCGTCGTTCCGCAAGCGCGCATACCGCGTCAACGAAGCGATCAACCGCGTTGGCCGCCACGCGTACTTTCTTGCCAAGCTCGGCGACGAACTGAACAAGTTAAACGCGGCCCAGGGCACGAACTACACCATCGACGACATTGCCGAACTGCGCCTGCACGAACGGCCGGGGCCGATCCGCGAAGCGTGGGAAGACGCTATCGACACGGCTAACGAAGTCATGGGCGACTGGCTCGACCTCACGCCGTTCGAGCGTCGCGTCGTGCTGCCTCACCTGACTTTCTACGCGTGGACCAAGCACATCCACAAACTGTTCATCAGGCTGGCCAAAGACAATCCGGCGGCAATCAAGTGGCAGATGTACTTGGGTGCGCTCGCCTACGATCCAGACTCCGACCCGCTTGAGATATACTCGTCGTACGTGCCAACCCCTGGAGGCGGGCTTGCTGGCACGAACTTCCTTAACCCGTTCGGCGACGTTGTGGAAGGCCCGCTTGGCAGTTTTGCCTTGCAGGGTGACCCGTCGCGGCTGTTTTCGGGCACATCGCCAATGCCCCGTATTTTGTCCGGCGCGTTTCCGGGCGTGAACCTTGCCAAAGGCCTACGCCCCGTTTCGCGTCAGTACGGCACCGGCGACGTGACTAAGACCGGCATACAAAAGTACGTGCCGCTTATCACGCGGCCAGGAGAGTTGCTGGGCTTCGCAACACAGCAGTTTCCGCTTGGCACGAAGGTGCTCGATCTGTTGCCTTCGGGCCAGTTGCCGGGGACATCGATCCAGACTGGCCCGTTCGAGCGTTACGACACTGGCCAAGCCCGCTTTAGGCCGATGACGTCGCGCCCAGTGCCCAAGTTCGGCGGCCGACTACTGACCGCGGCCCGCCTCATCACCCTCCCCGGCGTGCCGACCACGTCCATCGAGAAGATGCGCGACATCGAGCGTCGCGCCCAGCAACGCCTGCGGGCCTTCGAGACGGCTAAGAAGACCGCCGAGTCGCGCGGTGGCTAGGTTCGCTATCGAGCTCTGTCTGATGGGCCGACGCCCGATCAGCCTGAACCAGGAACGCAACCAGCACTTCCGTAAGCGGGTCGAGGACACCAAATGGTGGCGCGAAGGGTTTGCGTGGGCGGCTATTGAGGCCGGAATGCCCAACCTTACGGCTGCTGAGATCGTCGTCCAGCCGGTCTTGGAGAACCGCCGGTGGCAGGATACGGCCGCGTGCTTCCCGTCGGCCAAGGCGGCCATTGACGGCTTAATCGACGCACGCGTGCTGGAGGACGACACGCCTGACATTGTCCCGTCAATTACGTTCAAGAGGCCTATCCTTGGGCCGCAGGCTGGGTTACGCTTGACCATTATTGCCCTCAACGAAAGAGTGTCCGGTGAAGAAACCATTTTGGGAAACGAAGAATCCGAAGTCGAAATCGCAGCGTCTCACGCCCGCACAAAAGCTGGCGGCCAAAAAGCGGGCAAAGGCCGCGGGGCGTCCGTACCCAAATCTCGTTGACAATGCAGCAGTTGCAAAAAAGGCCAAAGGCTAATTGGTGGCTTCCCCAGCGTGGCAGCGGAAGGCGGGGCAAAACCCTGAAGGCGGCCTCAATGCGAAGGGCCGCGCCTCCTACAACCGTGCCACGGGCGGCAGACTAAAGCCTCCGGTGTCGGCCAGCCAGGCGAAGAAGTCGCCGAAGGCTGCTGCTCGACGTAAGTCGTTCTGTGCCCGCATGGAGGGTGCGAAGCGCAAGTTGGCGTCGGAGAAGACTCGACGTGACCCGAACAGCAGGATCAACAAAGCCCTGCGCAAGTGGGATTGCTGATGCCCCCGCGCCCACTGGCAGAGGATCTGGCCCGCAAGAAGGCCGAGCGCGAGAAGCAGAAGAAGGCCCAGGAGGCTCTTGCCATTCTTGAGAAGCCGAGTGGCTTTGAGCAGGCGGTAAATGCTGTCAAGGACCCCGTCGGCACCGTGAAGCAGTTGGGTCGCGTGGCGAAGGAGACGTTCTACGACCCGTCGAAGCGGTTTGCTGCGGCGGTCGACCCTAACAGCGGCGCATCATTGCCCCAGCGCGCAGCAGGTTTGGCGGAGTCTGCGCTGTATGCCGCTGACTTTCTGACGCCGGTGCCTGAGCAGGCGATCTATCGCGAGGCGATGGAGAAGGCCCTCGACCGCGAAGTGGCAGGGTATGCAGCCTCTGGTGGCGGGGCAAAGTACCGAGGCGTTCTTGGTGTCCACGGCAGCCCAGTTTCTGGGCTTACTCAAATTGAGCCTCGACTCGGGTCTGTGAATAATCCTGAAGAAAACGTGGCGTGGTTCTGGGATGCTGCAACTGGTGGTTTCAACTCGGCTGATCTAATGAATCGTGCCCGCGCTTATGCTGGCGAAGCTGGCGAAGGCGGCCAAATATACGTTGCGCGTTTTCCGCGAAACGACATACGTTATGAATCCAATGTTTTGAAAGACCCCGTGACTAGACCTAACGAAGCATTTTCTTCAGGCCGCGTGGTCGGTTCGGTCGAAATTTCCCCGAGTATGTACGAAGGCATAGGCGACCCTGACCCCATTGTTGATTTGCTACGAGTGGATGCTTATCAGCCCCTCTCTGACGCCCTAAAGTCAAAATTGGTTGCGGTAATGACGCCAAGCGAGCGCAGGGCGATGGCCGCTGCCGAACGATTGCCGGGGGCCGTAACCGCCAAACGACTGGCCGACGAAGCTGCCATACTTCGTGCGCGTTACTCTGAATTGGCTAAGCGCAGGGGCGACTTCTAACCCTAAAGGTTGCCTAGAGGGTTGACCTAGGCTAAGGTGGACTTCCACATAGCAACGCTTGGAGGCCGTTGATGAACAGCAACGAGATTGAGTTTGGGCTACGCGTCCGTGTGGCCGACCTACCTGGAGAATGGGTAGTCAAGAAGATCAACAACGACGGGTCGATCTGCTGCTACGGCGGCCCCGTCTACCGAAAGGCGTTCCGGGACTTCCCCGTCGAGCGTCTCCTACGAAAGGACTCTGAATGAAACGCATACTTATCGCCGCCCTTGCGGCTGTCGCCCTGCACGCTGGACCCGCCGAGGCGCGGGAATGGCAATGCCCCCAGTGGTACAAGCTGGCCCGCGAGGTTGGCTTCACCCGTCGCGATTACGTCACCCTCGATGCAATCCTGTTCAGGGAGAGCCGGTGCCGCCCTGAGGCGAAAGGCTACAACCGGCGCGCAGATGGAACCGTGTGGTCCATCGACCTCGGGCTCAGCCAGGTGAACAACTACTCGTGGGTCACCTACCTGCGGAACCTCGGGATCATCAAACATTCCGAGGACCTGTTACACCCCCGCACTAACTTGCGCGCTGCGAAGGCACTGTACGACTACTCGAGGTCAAAGGGTTACAGCCCGTGGCACCAATGGCGCACGTCGGGTAGTGGCAGCTGGAACAAATAATGTGATACCGTCAAACTCATGGAGGAACCAATGACACAGGAAATAGAAACCGTATCGGTCAGCCCTGAACGACAGGCGCAGACCCTCGACATCATCGCCACGTTCGACCGTGTGCTGCTCGAGATGGACAAGTATCGCGCCGATCTGGCCGACAGCAAGCAGTGGGAAGCCCTCGCTGCGGGTCTGGTGCAGTTGCGTGGCTTCAAGGCCAACCTTGACACGCTTATGCGGGCCATCGAGGACGACGTGTGCGAGCTGATGCCAGGGAAGAAGTTAGCAGTTGAAGGGGTCGGCCTACTGGAAAAGCGCAGCAGCACGACCCGCCGGTGGAACTCTGAAGGCTTGCTCCAGTACATGGTGCGCGAGGTGCTCGACCCAGACCGCACCGGCGAAGTCAACTACGACCGGATGTGGGATCTCATCGAAGCACTCAAGGCCAGTCTGCCGTTCACCGCAAGCCTCGGCTGGCGTGTGACCGCGCTAAAAGACCTGGGTATTCCTATCGACAACTTCTGTGAAACCAACTACGGCCGCCAAGCCCTGAGTATTACCAAGTAGGGAAGCAACAATGAACGAGATCGAACTTTACGAGTCATCGTGGAAACTGGCCCAACGCGTCAACGCGACGCCGTTCGTGCCAAAGGCAATGCAGGGAAAGCCCGAGCACGTCCTTGCGTGCGTGCTGTACGGCCGCGAACTGGGCCTCGGCCCGATGCAGGCATTGAACTCAATCCACGTCATCGAGGGTCGCGCTGCGGCCAGCCCTGAATTGATGCGCGCCCTGGTCGCCAGCGCAGGCCACCGCATCGACATTACCGAAAACACGAACAATGCCTGCACCATGAAAGGTATCCGAGTAGATACCGGCGCGGAGGCCACGGTGCGGTGGACTCTCGAAGACGCCAAGATGGCCAAACTGACCGGCAAGGACAACTGGTCGAAATACCCGCGGGCCATGCTGGCCGCGCGCTGCACATCAGAGCTCTGTCGGTTGCTGTTCCCCGACGTAATCGCTGGGCTCTCGTACACGCCTGAAGAAATTCAGAGCATCACCGACAAACCGACCGTGACCCCGGTTGTCGAGGTAAAATACGAGAGCCCAGCCCCTCTCTCCGCCGATGAGTTCGAGGAGGCTGTTATCGTGGTCGCTGGCGACAGTTCCCCATCTGAGCCAGCGGAGTCGGAGGTCAAGGTCACGCTTGACCTCGACCCCGCACCAGTGGACCCCGTTGCGCTTGTCATGGAGGCCTTCCCCGGCGCGGAGGTGATCGACGGAGAAGTGCTTGCGTCGAGGGACGTGATCGAGAAGCGTCGCGCCGAAGCCAAGACGTGGGGCGCGTGGAACCGCGTTCGCGCCGTTGCCATGCCAATGGCCCGTGCCCACAAGTTGCCAGTGCCGCAGTGCCTCGACGACATCTTGTCAAACGACACGCTGTGGGAAGTAGTCGCTAGTCAGTTCAACCAAGTGAGAAGCAAGTAATGACTATCCAGTACAACCTGCCTTACGGCTACGACATGATGCAAGACCCTGACGTTGTTGAAGAGATCATGCAAAACGTGGCCAAGTTGATGGAACGCAACTGCAACCTTGCGACCGAGGTCAAGCACCTGCGCAGCGAGGTCGAGCGGCTGAGGATGATGCTGTATGGCAACCCACGTTGGTGACATTCCGCAGCCCATGTACGCGTGGGTGAACAGCGCATACCTGCACAACTTTAAGAAGCACGGCGAGTGGGTTGAGTGCTGGATCTACGGCCTCTCGGCGTTGCCGGGGCGGGCTTGGGGGCTGTCGGCCATGATGAAAGACGGTTCGACCTTCCAGCACTTGCCGGTGTGTGCGTTCTCCAACCGCTACCACGACGGGCCAGAGTCCTTTGACCATTACCACGCGTTGTCGGATCTGCAAGTGTGGTCGTGCTACGGCCAAGACTTCACAGCCCATGAGTACGACGCGTTGTCCGAACTGCCGGTGCGCGCCTACCTCGGCAACAAGACGTGGGAGGTGGGCCGCTACTGGTTTACCGCCGCGCCCTACAACGACCACTACGCCCGCACTCCCGACCAGCACAAGCATTTCAACTTTGTGTGGCTCGACTGCGGGGCACTGGCCAGCCTTCCAGGCAACCGGCTGTTGTTCTCCGACCCGAGCTTTACTACCGAGATGCCCAAGTGGGGCGACCGCCCCCAGTACACGGTCAACACCCGCTACTACTACCCAGAACGCGACGACGTATTTGACGCAACGATCACGGAGGTGACGGGGTGAGGTTCGGGAGTTTGTTCGCGGGTGTCGGCGGGTTTGACCTCGGGCTTGAGGCAGCAGGCTGGGAATGCGGGTTTCAGGTTGAGTGGGATGCCCACTGCCAGCAGACACTCGCCCACTACTGGCCCAATGTGCCCCGCTGGGGTGACGTCTCAACTGTCAACGGCGCAGACCTGCCCCCCGTCGATGTCATCACGTTCGGCTCCCCGTGCCAAGACCTGTCGGTGGCAGGTAAACGCGCAGGGCTCGAAGGGTCACGCAGTGGTCTGTTTTTTGAAGCAACGAGAATCATTAGGGAGATGCAGCATGCAACAGGAGGAACTTTTCCCCGATACGCCATCTGGGAGAATGTCGTCGGGGCACTCAACAGCCGAGGCGGTGACGATTTTGAGGCGGTCCTCAAAGAAATGGCAAACCTGGGGGCTTGTCACCTTGAATGGTCCGTGCTTGACGCGCAGTTCTTCGGAGTCCCCCAAAGGCGTAGACGAGTGTTCGTCGTCGCTGTCTATGATTCTTCAGTCCTCGAGCGAGGTGGCGGACAAATATTTGCTGTCGGGGAAGGCCGCAGAAGGGATTCTGCGAAGGGCAAACCGTCGCGGCAAGACGTTGCCGGCACGGTTGCAGACGGCGTTGGAGCAGGTGGCGGGCGGACAACCCGAGACGTTGTAGGAACGCTGTCGCCTGGCGCACACCCTGGCGGGTTGAACGGGCAGGACGCTTACACGGGGCAACTTGTCATTGAAGAAACGGTGATGTTCAGCCACGCGCAAGGGCTGGACGCGCAACCATCTTCGATAGCATCCCCAACAATTCGCAGCAACGGCAACGGCATGGCAGTAGCAGTACCGTACACGTCACCGAACTTCGCGGGATACGCCGACGGTGTAGGCACGTTACGCGCTAACGGCGGGGACCCGGGGGGGCAGCGAGACGTTGATAGTTTCATCGGCGGCCCAATCACCGGCACACTCGCAGCACGGGACTGGAAAGGTGTAGGGAATCAGTACGTTATGGAGAACAAACTGGTTGTGGCCGAGTGATTGTCCGCAGACTCACCCCAACCGAATGCGAACGGCTCATGGGATGGCCCGACAACCACACCCTGAACCGTGCCGACGGCAAAACCAACAGCGACACCACCCGCTACAAAATGTGCGGCAACGGTGTTGCATCCCCGGTCGCGCAATGGATAGCGGAACAAATCAACGCCTTTGAACGGCGTGACCGGCCGCCCCACATGGAGGACGGGGCAGCCGGTCGCCATAAACTTAGTGAATGAGAAAGGCCCGAGTCAGCGGGGTCACTCGCGACTCGGGCCTTTTCGTGCTTGGAAGCGAGCGCAGTGTATCAGCCCGCGAGCAGCCGTGCGAGTGTGTGGTCGATTTTTCTTCCGTAGATGGTGAAGCCGTTGGACTCGGTGCGCTCAACGAACTCGTAGCCCAGGTGTGTGTAGAGTCCCCGAGCTCGACGTCGGCAGCTGTTGGCCCCGTTGCGTGACGTGTAGGTGTGGAACGCGGCCCAGGTGTTGGGGTTCGCGTCGAGGAAGGCAACGAAGTCTTCGAGGTGCGGGGGTTGCTTGCGGCGTGTGTTGGCGCGCGCTGGCTGTCTGATCTCAAACTTCATGCAGCCATGTTAGGCGGTCGCGGCGAGGGTGCGCAGCGTGCGGGCCATGCGCGCCGGTCGCGCAACGACGGGCAACGCTTCGAGCTCGACCCCGCGACGCACCGCGAGCCGGTACAAGCCCGCGCCGAGGTTCTCAACTTCGTACACGCCGCCGCCAACGGGCGGGGCCACGCGCTGAAGTTCGGCGAGTGCTTCGCGCATTACGTCAAAGGGGTTAGGCATAGCGGCGCACGATACACCACGCGCCGGGGGTTGTGTGGTATTGTAGAACCACCTCGCCGACGCGGCGACGGATACCAAAGGGGTCCATCGTGAAAAACTATTACGTGACGTTTGAATACACACTTGAAGTTGAGGCGGACGACCAACAGCAGGCACACGATTTGGCCTGGTCAGACTGGATAAATAACTGGGGGACGGTTTCACCCGTTGATTTTGTTTCATCGGAACCGGAAAAGGAACGGGGTGCGGAATGAGTCGCGCCTATCTGCCCACCTCGCCACTATCTGACCGGCCCATAAGGCTACGGATCAACACGGTGGCAGGCCCGTTACAACTACACGCCGACGCAAAGACCGGCCCCCTAGCCTTTTGGAGAGATGACCGGCGGCCGGTAAGTGTCGTTCCCAACGCCTTCGCCCTTCCCGCTGGCCCCGTCGAGGGTGGCGGTACTTGCCCGCAACTGTCGCCGACGGCGTGCCGAGCGTGCTACGCGGTGCGGCTTGAGGTTGGCCCCTTCGATGACTTCGGGCGCGTGATCGCGCGCAACCTCGACACGGTGCGCGGGTTGCGTGTGGCCGGTGGAAAGTACCTCACCGAGGCGTTAGGCGCGTTGGTTGATCGGTCGGCCGCGCTTCAGACTGCCGCGGGCGTGCGTG